AAGGTTTTGATACGATTTATCTAACATGTCGTTTTTGCGTCCAGCTTTGATGATGTGTTCATGTTGGTTCCGTTCGTAGATCCCCAGATCTACTTTCCGCTCCCTTCCAAGGTCGAGCGGCTTTTTATTCCTGCAAGCCGTCGCATGAGCAATCTGCGGCGGCTTTTGCATTTCTGAGCCGGGCCCTGGCGGTCTGTGGCATCGACAAGCGCTTGTGCGATGTTGCGGTGGCGGTTCGATTCCGTTCTCGTCTGGCGCCAAACAAAAAGCCAGCGCAAGGCTGGCTCTCTGCGGTCTATAACCGCAGCACAGGGTTCCGCTGACGGCGAGCCATCATGGCAGCCGCCTACGCGTTAGGGATCTGCTGTTCTCGCCGGTCGGTTGGTGGACTGTCGACCGGCTGACGTAATAAGCGGTTGGGCAGGTTGATCGTGTTCATGGCTTCCGTTCCTTTTGGTTGTGACTTCGTGGTGATTCAGTTGCTGTCGGCGTCGCTATCGTCTGCGTCGTCGTCCAGCTCAGGCTCGCCATAGCTCTCGTCGCAGTAGCGAGCGGCAACCCGCGCAAGGTCGGATTCGCCTGCGGTGCTGAAAGCTGATTTCATGGCGCACTCCTAATGATCCTGAGATACGTTGAAGAAGGCCCGCGGTGCTTCTGGTGCGCGCGACCGTTGAACGGCCTGCGCTGCTGCAATCCGCTCGACAAGCTGGATTAACTGTCAAGCCAGCATTTGATCGAATGATGCCATAACAGTATCGGACAGTGTGAGAAGTTTTCGTTACAAGTTGTATTCGTGGATACTGTTGCGCGCTTTGTGTTCGTTGGCGCACATTGCACGGATACCGGCACGGAATCGATAGACGTTTAACGGAGGCCGCATGAAGTTAGCCGCTCACATGCTCTGCTGGCCGCTGCTAGGTCTGCTTTGGTTCTCAGCCACTGGCGCGGACATGCTGAGCGACGCGACCGATGCGCTCGACGGTGCGATCAGTCAACTACTGGATTACGCGGAGAGCGACGACGCATGACGCTGACGCGAGAAAAGCCGGAATGGCAGCGTAGACACGAAGAGACGATCCGCATGCGCGCCGATATGCGTGGCCGTCACTACTTGCTCTGCACGCATATGGACGAGTTCAAGAGTGCCGTCGAGCAGATCCCGATGGATGAGAGGGCGCGCGCCGAATTGCTCAATCTCGCCACGGTCGTGATGCGTATGGCGGTCACCCACAACGGTGGCGCGCTCAGCACGAGCAAATTGGCAGCCTTCTGATCGGAGCCGACATGACGCTGACGCAAGCAATCGTCATCGCTCGCCGCGTAATGGCTGAGCACGGCGGCATCGAATTGACGACTGCCGACATGCGCCCGCATGCGATTCCGGTCAACCCCGACAACACCGAGCAGGCGGAAAACGCCGAGGCGTTCAACACGCTGCAGCTTTTCACGTCACTGGATAGCGTATGAGCGCTGGCGCCACTGATCCGCACGACGACATCGACAAACTGTGCGACACGATCGCTGTGTTGATGCTCGCGCTGTGCGAGAACGAATTGCTGGAGCTGCCCGAAGATGCGGCCGACGCTGCGAACAAGCGTCTGCTATCGCTGCAAGGCGAGAGCCAGGTCGATGTCATTAAGGCTGGCGTCGAGGTGCTGATGCGCAGCCGGGTAGTGCACTGAACAACCAAGAGGCCCAAATGGACAAGTTGCCGAATGCTGCGCTGATTGACGAAGAGACGGCGCGCACCGTAAAGGCTGTCAAGGTGGACGAGAACGCCAAGGGATTTGCCAAGGCGTTCGCGGATGCCGACGGGTTGGTTCGCTATCGGCGTCTTGATGCGCCGACTGAAGCGAGCATGACTCACTGAATTCCCTGTGTGGGAATAGCGCCGCACGATGCTCCCCGCATCTGCGCGCAAGCAAAGGGACCGCTCAAGGCGAACCAGAACTCCGACTTTGGCGGATATGCCGAGCCGCGAGCGGGTCTCTACGTATTACGCCGAAAGCATACGGGCTTCGTCCACCCCTGCGGCACAACGGACGACTTTCACGCATGGCGATTATTTAGACGGACGCTGGAGCCCGTCGAATATCCTCCAGGGCAGATAGCCGCCAGTCGTGAGAGTTCGCGCCAGATGAAAAACCAGTAGCGTGTGCCCGCCCATACCTTCGCGAAGGTCAACCGGTGACTACGTCTTAAGCTCTGGCGGCTCTCAACCTTTGCCGTGCCCGGCGCTCACGCGCGGCTTATCAACGGGCTCTTTCGCGCATGAGCGCTGCTCAGCAGTTGGCACTGTTGCCGTGTCCCGGCATATACGGAGCCGCGCTCATACGCAAATGATCGAATTCACCAACGAAAAGGAACGGCAATGCAAATCAACATGACGAAGAAAATCCCGGTGGAAGCCAAGACCCTGAAGGTGCATATCAAGGTGTGCGACCGATTTGGCGCTGATCTTGTCGACCAGCACGGCGAGACGATCCACCAGTTCGAAGACTGCTACGTGCCCGACTTCATGCCGGGTCAGCACTATGGCGATTACCTGATTCTCGACATTGACCTCGACACTGGTCGCATCGTCAATTGGACGTCGCCGAGTGCAGAGGACATCGAGAACGCGATCAAGCCGCAAGACGACTGATGGCCTGAACGATTCCCCCGCGCTGCTCCCGGCTGATAGCTGTCAACCCTGCGAACTCTCCGCGCAGGCGAGGCCGGTGAGCGCGCACCTACAACCGACTGCTTGCAGTCACGCGCCTGGCCGTGGAGTGGCGCGACGCATCACGAATAACCCCGGCAGGCCACGATAGGACGTAAGCCGTTCCTCCCTGACCTCGGTCAGTTTCTGCGGCGCTAGGCGTGGTCAACCCATACATGGAGTGCGAAATGGAAAGTGACGCAAGCATAGAAGGTTGGGACGGCATAGGCGACTAGCCGATCGAGCGAAAACCGCTCAGCGCTCGCGCTCCTGAGCGCAAGAATTCACTCAAAGGAACAGCAATGGCGCTGACAGACAAGCAGCGCCGCTTCGTGGACGAATACCTCATTGACCTGAACGCCACGCAAGCGGCAATCAGGGCAGGGTATAGCGAAAAGACCGCTCGATCCATCGCTGCTGAGAACCTTACTAAACCTGACGTAGCCGAATATCTGGCGAAACGTCGCGGTGAGATCGCTGGCAAGACGGCGATCACGCCTGAAGTCGTGCTTCAACGCTGGTGGGAACTGGCAAACGTAGACATCAACGAGATCGTCGAATACCGGCGCGACAACTGCCGCCACTGCTGGGGCGAGGATCACGAATACCAGTGGACGCATGGCGAGTTTGAGAAGGCTCAACGCGACGCAGATAACGAAGGCAAGCCGGAGCCGTCATGTGCTGGCGGATTCGGATTCGTTGCGACTCGTGAGCCTAACCCTGAATGCCCGGAGTGTGCAGGCGAGGGCCGCGGCAAGGTGCACGTGCATGACACGCGCCGATTGAAGGGCGCCGCGCGCAGGCTGTATGCCGGTGTGCATCAAGGCAAGGATGGGCTTAAGGCGCTGATCGATGACCGCATGAAGGCGCTCGACAACGTGTCGCGCATCCTTGGCGTCTACAGCGACCGTCGAGACGATCCGATCAAGGCGCAGCAGGCCGAAAAACTCCGCATGGAGAATGAACTGCTACGCAAGGACATGGATGAAGACGAAGAATCACCGCCGGAGTCGCGCAAGTTCGTGATCGAGGTCCGCGACGCAAGGAAGCGCGACGATGCCAAGTCTTAACGTACCGCAGGCTCAGTTTCTGTCGATGGAACACAAGTTCCGCGCTTACGTTGCTGGCTTCGGCTCGGGCAAGACGTGGGTCGGCTGTGGCGGCCTGATGCAGCACTTCTGGGAATATCCGCGCATCAATGCAGGTTACTTTGCGCCGTCGTATCCGCAGATTCGCGACATTTTCTATCCGACCGTTGAGGAAGTCGCAGCCGATTGGGGCTTGAGCGTCAAGATCAACGAGTCGAACAAGGAAGTGCACGTATTCGAGGGGCGCAAGTCCCGCGGCACGATCATCTGTCGCTCGATGGAGCGGCCGGATACGATCGTCGGCTTCA